GTGATGTTTTACATATGCCAATGTAATCAAAAGGTGCGCTATTGAATTATCATAAGAGGTATTGACATGTCCAGAGAGCATACCACTATACAAGCATACTACTTGCCCCCAGGGCAAGAGAACATAGGCATGCTGTGCCCACCGATAGTCCCATTCCAATTTCTTTCGGTAAGTTTCAGGGTTGATTCCACGATATAGGGACATTCTGATGCGTTTGCAAAATCTACGTAATCTAGCAAGGAAGTGTTTGTCCCATTTCTTAACATCTCCCATGCCGCAGACAAATCCCTCTAGGTTCCTCATCAGGCGGTCGAAGCCACCATCGCTGAAGATAACCCCTAGTTTCAAGGGAAAGTCAGGATCATTTCCATGTTTTGCGAGCTGTTTATTGAAGTATTGATGAATGTGAACCTGTGCCCCAGTTGTGACTACCTGGTATGATTCAATACAACGTTGATTCTCCTCATCTATCTTCTCAAAAGGTAGGTATTCAGTTTTACCAAATACTTTAGGCAAAGGAATACAGTCGATAATATAGAACTTATCCAAGTAATCCATCTGTTCTGGTAAATTGAGGATATAAAAAGTACGTTTGTCGGGGTATTGATCATTGTAGCCAAAACCGCATGATGCACTGAGGTTCATCTCCCATTCATTGATGGGCAACTCCTGTGAATAAATCTTACGCTCGGAAAACATTTCGATGATTTGACGTTCTGCCCAATGGGTCTCCAAGGGCATTTCAGTATCAGTTTGCCTGCCACAAAACATCAGAAATTGTTTCTCGATTGCCTCCCATGTAGTTGTAATCACTCCGTGAGTGAGTGGAACTGGAATGTTTTCCATATGCGGGTCTATTAGTTGATATTCTCTGCTAAGAACCGTGTTATCACACTGCTCTGCTTTGGGCGTTCGGTAAAAGCCTGGTATGTACCCCACGTGCCTGTGGGGCCATAACTTGTCCTCTGGGATTGAGTAACCACTTGGACAGCGCTGGCTGAGTTCATTGAACCAGCCACCCCAGAGGTAAGGTAAAGTGGTTACTGGGATTCCCCCGAAGGGGATGGACCATCGTTATGGTCCAAGGGCTTAGGTGGGTTGTGTGCGTCAAATGGTGCTGACTCTCGTCCCAACATAAAATCGATGTCCTTTTGTTCATAGGAAACAAATCGATTTGGTGCATTATATCCATAATGGCCTAGATGTATTCCATACGCCTTCTTCCGTTCAGAGTCTACAATTGATGCTCCAGAGAATCCATTCTCAGTAGATATGTGATGGATCAAATTAGCTCCATCAACATAGCCTGTTGAGATAAGTAATGGCGAAGCACCATCAACATTACCTCTAAATGAACCAGCAATGACACAAGTAATCTTGTTTGCTCCGATCATCATTGGCTTCAGACTAGCATATCCTTGAAGTTTCTTGGGGACCTCAAGCCACATCATATCTCTCTCCACATCTATCTTCTTGACCGTTACGACATAAGTGTCCTTTAGTTGGCCACCGCTAAGTAAGCCAACCATGACATTGTCACCTACCTTCTTCACTTCATCATCACCATGTAGACAGGTTACAATATAATTGCCAACCTTTTCACAACTCTTCACATATCCAATATTGTCATCCCAAATACAGAGTCTTTGTTGGAAAGCCTCAGCTTTGACCAATGCGGCACCTGGCTGAACACTCTCTTTATAAGTTGTTGCACTAGAAGCAGGTTTGCCCTTGGCTGTCGAAATAAGTTTGCGCATCTCAGTTATGACATAATCTGCCTTCTTCTTCTTATCTACATGATTAGAATTCACATAAGGCATTTTCTTCCCAGTCAACTGTAGATATTCAGCGCTAAGTTCAGACATTATTTCAGACTTCGTCGGTTTAGCTTGTTTGCCAAC